CGGGCGTGAAAGACGCCGACAATCATCCGCTTTGGGACTTCTTTTTGGGGCCTTGCCCGCATCCGCACTATACCTGGACGAATTTCATTACTGCCCTACTGACAAACGCCTGCCTCGGCAACGGTTACGCAAGAATCCATTGGGATTATGACACGATGCGCCCGATGTATTTGGAGCATTTGCCAATGGTCTTTGTGAGGCCTGAATATGATGCGGCCGGAAACCTGTGGTATATCGTAACTGGCGATGTGTCGGGACGGGCGACAATGGAGCGAGTGCCGTACACGGACATGATTCACATAAAAGGGTTGAGCCTGAACGGAATTCTGGGTTATGACATCGCCTGGCTACACGAATCAACTTTTGCACAGGGCATTGCTCGTGGCGACTATGCGGAAAGCAAAATGGGTACGTCGGTCTATCCGTCAATTGTGGTCAGCACCGACGAGGAGTTAGATGCCTCCGAAATTGAGATTCGCGAAAAAAACCTTATCGCCCGCGTCGGCTCCGCTCAAAAGGCTGGAACGCCTGTTTACCTCGATGGTGGCCAAACGCTTCAATACTTCCCGCCTCCGACGCTCGATGCCGCCCTTCAACAACTTGCCAGCCTGAACGTGGAGGATGTGGCGCGGATAACGAAAGTGCCGCGCGACTTACTTGCACTCGATACGAACGGAACCTACGGCGCCGGTGTGCAGCGAAGCAAAGATTTCCTTCTCCATTGCCTTTCTCCGTGGGTGGAACAGATTCAGGAAGAATTTAACTACAAACTTTTTTACCGTTCCGAGTCGCGCGGACGCCGGGTGTATTTCGAGTTTGATACCTCGATGTACGTGGGGCTGGACAAAAAAGAAGAAGCGGCGATGCTGGTCGAACTTGTCGCGGCTGGCATTTTAACCCGCAATGAGGCGCGTGAAAAACTTGGCAAACAGGCAATGCCGGATGGTGACGAATTGTATGGCGACATCAATACGCTTCCGTTGAGCCGTCTGGTAGAAGTCTCTTTGGCTAAATATCTGTCGAGCGAAGGCGAAAAAGCGCGTGGACAACAGCAAAGCGAACAAAAAGGCGAATCACAAACCGATACAGAAAATGGAAAAGATGCAAAACCTGGAACTCAACAATGAGCCTTTCTACACCGAAGGTGAATTGGAAGTGCGCAGCGCCGAGGGCGGCAAAACTACTGTGTACGGTTACGCTGCGCTGTTCAATGCACGCAGCCGGACATTGACCACGAAAAAAGGTGTCAAGTTCGTGGAGGAAATACTACCGGGCGCGTTCGACAATACCGATTTTTCGGACGCTGTTTGCTATTTCAATCATGAAGGCCGTGACTTTCTGGCGGCTGTTCCAAATCTTCGTTTCGGTACAGACGAACGCGGCCTTTGGTACGAATACGATCATGACCCAGCCGATCCGGTTCATGTCTCCGCACTTCGAAGAATCCAGCGCCGCGACGCAAAAGGCTCTTCTTTCCAGTTTCCGCCACTTCCTGCTGATTGCTACACGGTTACCCGCGCAGAGGGCAATTTGCCACTTCGTCAGATTCGCCGCTTTCCTACTGTCGCCGAACTCGGGCCGGTCATCACGCCGGCGTACCGTGGGACGACTACGAGCGCGCGGAGCGCCGGGATTGATGCTTTTGAGATAGATGAAGAAGAAGCGCGGAACATCGGCGGAACATCGGCGGAAACTACCGGAAACCCTGCGGAAACAGGTGGAACGGCTGTGGAAGGCAGCGGAACAGCAACAGAACCGCGTGGAATAATACAAGTAGTCGGACAGAACACCGAAGAAAAACAAAGAATACTCGAACGCCGTAGGCTGGAAGTCAGGGCTACGCTCATTTGATTTCCGGGGGCTTTAACTCAAACTTTTAAACACAAAACTATTTTTCACAATGGCAACGAAACCTACAGCCGAAGCCCTCAAAGAAGCCCGCGAAAAGCGGGTAACGGCCGAAGCGAACTACAACACAATTGCCGCCAAACTCGGTACTGACGACTGGAAAGACGAGGTGGACGGCCCCGCGCTCGACCGGGAAAAACGCGCTTACAAGGCTGCGCTCGACCTTGTTGATGAACTCACCGATAAACTTGAACTTGAAAAACGTAAGGCCGAACAGGGCGGCGGTGGCTCCGGTACCGACGACGGCGAACAGGCGCCGGGCGTGTCGGTGAATGTGCTGACCAAGCGCACGAAAGACGCTGATTTGCCGGGCAAATTCTCCTTGCACCGTGCTATTCGTATTCAACATGGAATCAGGGACATCCACGAGAATCTCGAAAAGCGCGATGGCGTGGAAAATGAGATGATGCAAGAGGGCGAACATGAAGCCCGTAGCGCCAAAATCCCAAATCTGACGCCGGGCGGCATTTTGATTCCATCCTTCTGCTCTTACGCCAAGCGGACCGAAAACCCCGAAATGGAGCGCCGCGCGCTGATACGGGAATTTGAGCGTCGTGATATGACGGTAGGCACTACGACTGCGGGCGGCCACATGGTTGCTACAAATCTGGGCGAACTGATTCCCTTCCTCGATCCTGATACGCCTTTGGCGATGCTCGGCGCTCGTCGCCTTACCGGCCTCGTCGGCAATCTTGACCTGCCGCGTTGGGCAGCCCGTTCGACCGGCTATCCTGTATCCGAACAAGGCGCGATCACCGAAAGCACGCCTACACTCTCCAAACTTTCTCTTACACCAAAGCGCCAGGGCGCATTTGTGGAAAGTTCGCTGCAACTTATCCGCCAGTCGAGCATCGATGTTGAGAACCTGACGCGGATGGATTTGCGCATGGTATTGATGCAACTGCAAGAGCAGTATGCGATTCAGGGCACCGGCTCTTCGAACCAACCTACGGGTATTACTGCAACTTCCGGCATCGGCAGCGTGGTCGGAGGTACGAACGGCGCCGTCCCTACATGGGCAAATATTACCGCGCTCGAGTACGAAGTTGCGGTGGACAATGCTTTGCGCGGAAAACTCGGCTACCTCACGACTCCGGGAATTGCCAATTTGCTTAAAAACATCAAGAGAGACATAGCCGGCAACGGCTTTGTCTGGGAAGGCCCGAATAACGGCGAGGGCTGGGTGAACGGTTACAAGGCTGCAACTTCTACGCTGGTTCCTTCTACACTTGACAAAGGCACGTCTAACGATGTTTGTCACGCCATCATTTTCGGCAACTTCCAAGAACTCATTATGGCCTACTGGGGCGGTGTTGAAATCATCTACAATCCGTACAGCCTGGACACTACCGGTTCTGTTCGCATCACCGCGAACGCCTTTTTTGATGTGGGTGTCCGTCACGCTCAGTCTTTTTCGGCGATGCTCGATGCGCTTCTGTCGTAACGATTGTTTGTTTTGTTTTTAAGGCCCTGGGCAACCGGGGCCGCTTTCATTTTCAACTTTCAATTCAAAAAAATATCATGGCAAACTGGATAAAACTCACAAAATCGGGTACGCCTTATGGTCTGGCTCATTTCGCCGGCGATGTGCTGGAAGTCAGCGCTGAAAAATACAAGAAAATCATGACCGACGGCGGCTGCGTTCCTGCCGAGCCTGCCGAAATTGCGGCTGCCAAAGCCGAGATTGCAAGAGCGGAAGAGGTTGCACGGAAACAAGCCCTTGCAAACCCAAGTACGGCGCTTTTGCTTGAAAAAATCGAAGCGATGGAGCGTCAACTTGCCGAAAAAGACAAGGAAAAACCCGGAAAATAACACGGCTTTCATTTTTTCATACGGCTGCTTGACGAACCCCCTTGTCGGCAGCCGTTTTTTCAATTTTCAAACTTTTTTGAAAATGGCAGTTTGGCAAGTATCGTCGGCACCGGGAGCGGAACCGCTTTTACTGGCGGATGTGAAAAACTACCTCAAAATCGAATCTTCGGTTACTGCGGATGAAACGCTTATTACCGAACTGATAAAGAACGCGCGGATTTTTGTAGAGCGCCACTTGAAACGAGGTTTGATAAACCAAACAATCACGGAATACTTCGATGAATTTCCGACTGCCGACCGTGTAACCAATCCGCTCGATGCGCGGGTCATCAAACTGCATATTGCTCCGGTAACTGCGGTTACTTCCATCTCCTATATTCCAGTGGATGGCACACCGGCCAGTTACACAATCTGGGATAATACTGGCAATGCTGCCTACTTCCTCGACAACATCTCCGGCGCCAACGGCATCGGCCCGGCGCGAATCTGCAAGAAAAAGGGCGTGAGTTGGCCAACAATAGAGCCTTACACGAACGCTGTGAAAGTGATTTATACGGTGGGTTACGGCGCGGCAGGTACGGATGTTCCCGGCCCTATTCTTACTGCGATGCGGCGGCTGGTGGGTGCGTGGTATTACGGACGGAAAGGCAGTTTTTCGGACGACTGGAATGCTGTGAAAGATTTGCTCGAACCCTATAAGGTACACAAATAATGGCAGTAGTTGGCAAAATACACTTCCGCGACCTCGACGAACGGCTGGAACTCCACAAAGTGGTAGTGTCGCCCGCATCTGATACGACTGTAGAGGTATGGGGTAGGGTTTTCGCGTATTTGCCGTTGACGTACTGGACTGCCGAAAGCCTGGGATTTGTGATTCAAACGCCGAGCGATTTGAAAACTGGAGACTGGACGGAGTGGTATTTTGTCTATGCTGGCCTCAACTACTATTTCCATCAATTCAACGTCATCCACGACGATGAACTGAACGGTCAACTGGTTTTTATCGAAGGTCGTAGTCCGCACTTTACGAGCGTTCAAATTGCCCTTACCGATTTGCCTACACACAACAGCGACGCGGACGCTGCTACTGGCGGGGTTGCATTAAATGATTTCTATGTTGCCGGTTCCGCGCACGACCGCGCGCCGTACGGAACTATCACGCGACGCCTCGAATAATTAAGTAAAAATTGAGTAATTGCGATGAAAAAACTACTCTTTCTCTTTTTTGCCTTTGGGCTTTTGGCCTCTGCTTTCGGTCAAGCAATTCAGTACACTTCGGGCGTACCCCACACGGCGGGAACGCCCGTTTCTGCGCCTACTACTTACGGTTCGTGGTTGCGCTATGACAAGACTAACAAAATACTGTATCGTTGGACGGGTTCGGCGTGGTCGGCGATGCCATCGAGCGCGGTTACCGGCTCTGGTGCAAGTGGCAGGCTTGCTTTTTGGAGCAGTTCGAGCGCGCTGACGGGTTATTCCAATTTTACGTTTGACGGGCTGACGCTGCTTTTTGATGATGCGGAACTGTGGCTACAAACAGACAATGGCGGCGCCCTGGTTTTGTCAGATGCGGACGGCGCGGCTGAAACAGCAAATGAAGTACTTGGTACAATCAATTTCAACGGCCTTATAGACGCTTCTAATTCCAGCACTGGCGGATATATTGAGGCTCGCGCGTCGGCTGTATGGAGTGGTGGTGATACGCCTACAGACATCGGCTTTTTCACAAAACCGCCTTCTGCGTTTACGGCACTTGAACGGCTGGTTATTTCAAACAGCGGCTCTACTCAAATTCGCAGCGACAACGAACTGCGTTTTTATGATTCGGACAATACCAACTACCTTTCTTTTTCTGCGCCTGCGACTGGTTCACTGACTTCAAATTATGTGTTTACGCTTCCGGTTGATGATGGTACAAGTGGTCAGGTTTTACAAACGGATGGCTCTGGTGTTTTGTCCTGGGCGACGGTTTCGGGTTCTGTTTCGGATGGCGACAAGGGCGACATTACGGTAAGTGGCTCCGGTTCAAACTGGCAGATTGACGCGGATGCGGTGGGGAGTGCGGAAATTGCGGCAAATGCGGTGGGTTCGAGTGAAATCGCTACTGATGCTGTTGGTTCGGACGAAATCGCGGCTGACGCTGTAAAGACTGCCGAAATTGAAAACGCTGCCGTGACGATGGCAAAAATCAATCAGTCGAGCGCGACGAGCGGGCAGGTAATCACATGGAACGGTAGCGCGTGGGCTCCGGCAACTCCTGCGGGCGGCTCTTCGCCTTCGGTTATTTCTCCTTCTCAGGTCACGAGCGACCAAGACAACTATGCACCTACCGGGTGGGACGACGCTACGACCGTCAGGGTTAGTTTCGATTCGGACATTAACGCGATTACCTCTTTCAATTCGGCGACGGACGGCGAGCGTAAGATCCTGCGCAATGTCGGCACAAACTTCGGCTACATACCTGGGCAACATCCTGACGGGACGGCGGCGAATAGGGTAAAAGCGGCTTCGGATGTGTTTGTAGAGCCTGGTGGGAGTGTAGAAATTGAGTATGACGGTACAGACTCCCGTTGGTACGTCACGAATAACACATTTGACCCATCGAGAAACGTAAAAGGCCACTGGTATTTTGAAAGCGTGGGCGCAACTACGGGTGCCGACCATCAAAATTTAGGTTTCGGTTTGAGTAGTGGCGCGAACGCTACCACTGCGGCAACTGCGACACTTCCAGGAACGTGGGAAATCGGCACGGCTTCGAGCGCAACGGGTGTAGCGACGTTGTTCCTTTCAAAAACAGTCCTCAATCCTTTTTTCTATACCTCTTCGCATCTTGTCACTTCTGTGTGGGTTTACATTCCTACACTTTCGACTGGTACACAAACCTACACTTTTCAGTTCGGGTTTGTGCCGTCGCCGAACTCTACAACGCTTGCTGTTAACAACTCAATCGGCATCAGATATTCGGACGGTATCAATTCAGGCAAATGGGAAGGGTTCAGCAGGGGCAATGCCGGTGCGGAAAGTACGGTTGACCTCGGCACTACGGTTGTGACAAATACCATGTATTTACTGACGATTTGCTACGATAAGAGTGGCACGGAGGCGCGTTTTTATCTGAATGGTGAATATGCCGGTCGTGTGGCTGCGAATTTGCCAAATGCGGTTGCGGCGGGTGTTCGTGCGGGGATTTTCAAGAGCGTAGGAACAACGAGCCGTACGGCTCAAATTGCTTCCATAAAAGCCTATTCGGTTTACTGAAATGTTCATGGGAAACTATTTCCTGTTGTTTGCAACGCCCCGGCGAACGAGTCGGGGCATTTTTTAAAAACTCAAACTTTTTAACATCATGCAGTCAAAAACACCTCTCATTGTCACTATGGCCGCCAGCATCATCTTCGGCCTGCTTTCTTTCTTCGGCTATTCGCCTGACCCGCAACTTATTAACGACACGGTCGCTTTTGCCGAT